GACGCGTGAAAGAGTCCCCAATCCACTTTGCAGGTTTTTTGGGGCTTGGATGACTTTGTGAGACGCGATGCCCCCAAAAACCGTATCTGCAAAAACCATGGGAGTGGGGAAGAAAAACGGTGGAAAACACTGGACTGAGAAGGAGAAAGCAGCGCGCGAGGAAGCTGCCCAGGCCTTCGAACGCAAAGATAGCGCGAGCATTGAGCCCCCTATCTGGCTTGGTAAGGACGCGCTCGAGATCTGGAACAAGAAAATTACTGAGATCGCTGGCCTGAATGGTGGGAAAGATTTGTTGGATGCGTTGGACAGTGAAAACCTGGGGGTGTTTTGTGATGCGGTTTCGAAATACAAGAAGATATCGGCTCAGAACCACCTAACAACTGATGATCATCGAATTCTGCAAACCTATATGCGTAGGATCTTGGAATATTCCGAGAGATTAGGATTCCAGCCTGCCGCGCGTTCGCGGTTGATCAAGAAGCGCGCGGACGGACCACCCAAAGATGAATTCGGGGAGAAGTTTGACTGATGCATCCAGCGACACAATATGCGATCAACGCGGTTGAACAAACGATTGTCACAGGGAGGTGGGAAAGGCTTGCATGCCTGCGGCACATCTATGACCTGGCGCGCGCTGGGCAGCTGCCTGCTCTGGTTGCAAAGCGGATTGAGAAGGCAACTGGCAGACCGGTCCCGCCGCGCGATCCAGAGTGGCCATGGATTTTCGATGAAGAGCAGGCATCCTTTGTTTCGATAGAATGGTTTAAGCAATTGGTCCACGTGGAGGGTGCGCTGGCCGGGCAGCCAATTGAATTAATTCCCGCTCATATTTTCGACATTTCCATGATTTTTGGATGGGTCTCGAAACATGAAAGGCTCACGCGCGGGAACGGACGTGAAACCGGCCTTCGCAGATTCAACCTGGTATTTATTACCGAGGCACGTAAGAATGCCAAAACGACGCGCGGCGCCGGCGTTGGGCTGTATATGATGGTGGGTGACATGGAGAGGAGTCCATCGGTATATTGCACTGCAGTGGACCGCCAGCAGGCGCGGGTGCTCTATAACTATTCCGGAGCGATGGGAGATAAAAGCAGGGACCTGCGCAAACGCCTGTACATTGGAAAATTCGAAATGAGGCACCGCACGCGGGGCGGAGAGATGAAAGCCTTTTCGGGTGAAGTCAAGAACAAAGATTCATTCAACCCATCGTGCGCATTTATCGACGAGTACCATGCTCATCCGACATCGAAATTATTTGATGTGATGTCGAACGCCCAGGGGCAGAGGGCGCAGTCGCTGATCTTCACGATCACCACTGCCGGCGATGATGTGGAGAGTCCGTGTCACCAGGAATATGAATACTGCAAATTGATCGTTGAAGGCTCAGTCAGTGATAAGGCGGATGCAACAAAGAACGAACGTTATTTTGTGATGATCCGTGAAATGGATGAGCACGATGATGAGCACGATCCTCGCAACTGGATCAAATCCAATCCGCTGCGGGCCTCGACCCCGAAGGGATTGGAACGGCTGAAGCAGCAGCACGATACCGCGTTTGGGTCCAAGATCCCGGAGAAGATCCGCTCATTCCGGATCAAAAACTTGAATGTATGGCAGCATGGGAATGAGCACAGCTTCATGGGCGATTACATGGTGGGTGAGGGCAGCCAGCAAAGCCAGTGGGACAGGTGCGCGGTGTCGCGTGAAGCGTTCCTGGAACAGACGCGCGGTCTGTTGTGTGTGGTGGGAGTGGACCTTTCCAAGAAGATCGATCTCACCGCGCTGGGGTTTGCCTTTGCGCTGCCGAACGATCGGATCGGTGTCACTGCTCATGGGTTCATGCCGGAAGCCGCGGTTGAACGACATCGGAAAACAGACAAGATCCCGTATCGGGATTGGGCGAAGGCGGGATGGCTCACGATCACCCAGGGCGATGTTACCGATTACCAGGCCTTGATCGATCAGATCGAAGCGCTCAATGGGAGGCTGCTCGCGGATGAGCTGGCCACGGAGGATCAGAAAGAAAAAAAACGGACGATGACCAGGCTGCTGAAATATCATTACGCAGCATTGAATGGCTGGCAGGTGCACGAGATCGGATATGATCCTTATAATGCGACGCATTTCAAAAATGAGCTGGATGATCTGGGATACACCACCATCGAAGTGCGACAGACAATGCCGAATCTGAATGAGCCAACAAAGTTGTTCCGCGATTCGGTTGCAGATGGGAAGGTGGTACATGATGGCTCACCTCTGCTGACCTGGTGCGTTGGCAATGCACAGGAGATCGTCGATACGAAAGAGAACATCATGATCTCGAAGAAAAATGCGGGTGACACGAAGCGCGTGGACCTGCTGGCTTCGTTGATCGATGCGTTGTTCCGGATCCAGCCATTGCGCGAGCAGACCAGCTATCAGGAGTACGTCAATTCGGAGGAGTTTGGACTATAGCTATCAGCGTCTTGTCCCTGCAGCAGCTGTGCCAGGCGCACAAGAAAAGAGCGCGATGAAATGAAAAAAGAATCTTGTTCGCTCGAGCGGACCAGGCGCAATACAAGATGATGGACGATAATCTCTCTCGCTCTGAACAGTCTGCAGGTGATCATGTACGTGAAGAAGATAAAAAGCACATTCATCTGCTCGTGCGTCTCGATGTTGTTGCTGGTCTGCCGGATGCGCATATTGCAATCTGCGGTTATAAGAGCGTGACGAAGAAGGAATTTTCAGCGGACAGTGGGAAGACTACGTGTCAGTATTGTTTGGGAATTATGAGGTGGCCAAGATAAAGCATGAAAGGGGTTTATAATTTCAGCACGGCACGAACCCCTTTCGTGCTTCGCAATTCAATAACCTGTAGCGGTCCTGGTGCAGTCCGGGACACACTCAGTCGGAGGACGCGCCCGATGATCTATCTTAGGTCATCGGGCGGTTCTGTTTAAGGATGCAGATGGAAGCGAAATATCTTTTGATCGTGAAAGTGGTGAAGGGATTGGTGGTGCGCGATACACCACGACCCGAATCCCAGGGCGGGAAATCTTTGCGCAGCGTTGCAGTGGGTGGGCAGCTCTATGCCTATGGCATTCACTATATCGATCAGGTCCCTTATGCGCGATTGGTCCCACTCAATCCACAACAGCCTGAATGGGTGCGTGTGGCTGAAGCAGATGGCAACACAAAGTATGTGGATGTGATCGATCTGATCACGAAGGACGGCAGCTCTGATGTGGCAGCTGCGATCACCCATCTGGCCGATGCGATCCGTGCTGCGGTCGAAAGGAGCACAACAAATGTTTGACTGGACTCTCTTGAATTTCGTGTGGCTGATCGTGGCCGGTCTTTGTGCTGGCTTTGGGTGGCATGTTGGAAACTGGCTAGCTGGCAAGATTTTTAGCGGATAATGAAAAAACCTCTTTCGGAAATGTATGATCTTTTCATTGGGCAGCCTGCCGCAATCCTGGGTGGAGGCCCAAGCCTGCCGGATGACCTGACGCGCGTGCCCTCTGAAGCAGTGTTGATCGCGGTCAACTATCACGCGTTCTATTATTGCCAGCCAGATTTCATGGTCTACAACGATACGCCGGAAACCAACCCCCTGCAGGTGGAGGCAGTGCGCGCTCACCGCGCGGTGCATGTCAGCCCGGAGCCAACCACGGATGTCGTTTTCGATGTGCCTACGGTGTGGACTGGATTTTTCAGCTCGAACACTGCCACGTGGTTCGCGCTGTGGCTGGGATGTGACCCGGTGATCCTGTGCGGGATGGATTGTTATCAGGGACCGGTGAAACATTGCCCACCCTCCACCTATCATTCACCGATGTTCGATTACCCGCTTGATTTCTATATCCGTCCGTGGGTGGAGGACTGTCGGAACAGCGTGCCGCATCCGGAGCGGATCCGTGCGATGAGTGGTCCGCTGGTGGATCTCTTTGGGGCATACACAGCACAATGAAATATCTTGATGATGTTTTTTACTGGGTGGGAGCAGGTTTGATCACGCTTGGCGCGTATCTTCTTCTTCCAGCAGCCGCTTTGTTTTCTGCCGGCATTTTTTGTTTGATCTTCAGTTACCTGATTGGAAAGGCAAAGGCTAATCAATGATCGTCTCTGGCGCGTTGACTTCCCCCAAGGCTGAGCCGCCTGCGAAAACTGAATCCATCCCCGATCAGGGTGGAAGCATTTATTCGGGACGCTCTCAGACCCGCGCGAGACAGCCCGTCAGTCCGGAGCTGGCAAAGCGCGTCAGCACCTATTTTCGGTGTTTGAACGGCATCAGCGACGATATCGCCAATATGCCTCTGCAACAATTCCAGCGCGGGAGTCTCAAAAACGGATTACGCCTGACGCAGCAAGTGGAACCTGACCCAAACGTGCGCAACATTTCCTACCTGGTCGAGGTAATGCCCAACCGCTGGATGAATCCATTCATATTCAAGAAGACCATGATCATGTGGCTGCTCTCGTGGGGGAATGCGTTGATCTGGCAGCCGCCTCCGCCGGCATTGCGGGAATTATTCATCCTGCCTGCCAGTGCGACCACACCCAAGCTGGATCCAGGTGGCAATCTCTGGTACGAGGTGCGATTTCCAAATGGAGACCGGCGCTTTATTCCCTCGGTCGAAGTGATGCATGTAATGATCAATTCGACGAACGGGATCTGGGGCAGGTCGATATTGGATTATGCGAGTGAGACCGTTGGATTGCGGATGGGAATGTCTGCGACACAAAGCAGTGTGCAGGGGCAGGGACTCAATCCAGCTGCATACATTCAGGTCGATGCCCAATTGGATAAGACTGGGCGGGACAAATACCGCGAGGCGTACAGCGATGGGATTTCAGGTGCCGATAATGCCGGTACATTGATCGTCTTCGATAAAAAGGTGACGAAGTTCGAACCGATCACGATGCAATTTCGGGATGCGCAATTCCTGGAAAGCATGCAGGGTACTGACCTGGAGATCGCGAATTTTTTCAAATATCCAGCATACAAGCTCAATATGGGGAAACAGAGTTATCAGAGCAACGAACAGCAGGATCTGGATTATCTCAAATCCACGATCGACCCGCATGCGGTGCAGTGGGAGCAGGCTGCCCGGACTAGCTGGCTGTCCGAGGCTGATCAGCAGAGTAGTTATTTCAAATTCAACCGTGACTCCATCCTGCGGACCAACGCCAAGAGCCGCGCGGAGTTGCATGCGATCCAAATCAGTTCCGGCACATTGACACCCAATGAGTCGCGCGAGATCGATGATCGGGATGGGTACCAAGAAGGCGGCAAGTTCTATATGACCAAAAATTATGGAGCCGTCAGCGGCGAGCCCCAACCCGCAGAAGGAGAGTGAGAGTGAAAAAGCTTTCAGCCAATTTGCTAAGCAAATCGAGTGATCAGCAGTCAATGGGTTCGGATTCCAGGTTGGAAGAGGCGCTTGATTCGCGTGAGGATCGGGCAATGAGGAGATCTTATGTTTTGCAGGCTTTCATGGAAATGCCCTGGGCAATCCTGCCACGCCAATTGATCGTCCTCGAAGAGATCGTCATGCGACATGTATCCGGTGAGAAACTGGATGCAGAGGAAATCGAGGCTCGTATCCATGGAGCAGCACGTCCGCAACAACGACAGGTGCAGAGTGTGGCAGTGTTGCCGCTCTTTGGGACGATCTTCCCCAGGGCGAACCTGATGACGGATATGTCCGGTGCGACCAGTGCGGAGCGTTTCGGCGCGCAGTTTGCGGAGCTGGTCAACGATCCAAACGTCAACGGGATCATCCTGGATGTGAACAGCCCGGGTGGACAGGTGGGCGGAATCGATGAGCTCTCCAAGCAGATCTTCGATGCGCGTGGGCAAAAGCCTGTCGTTGCAGTCGTGAACCATCTGATGGCTTCCGCAGCTTATTGGATCGGAACGGCTGCCGATGAAGTGGTGGTCACGCCCTCCAGCGAAGTGGGATCGATCGGTGTGTTCGCTGTCCATCAGGATATGAGTGCAGCGCTCGAAAAGGCGGGCGTCAAAGTTTCGCTGATCAGTAAGGGAAAATTCAAAGTGGAGGGGAATCCGTATGAGCCGCTGACCGAGGAAGCCAAAGCAGCCATCGATGCGAGGGTCGGAGATTATTACGATGCGTTCGTCAATTCAGTTGCGCGCAACCGCGGCGTGAAAGCCGAAGATGTGCGAAACGGTTTTGGCGAGGGACGTGTGGTTGGTGCTCAGCTCGCGGTGGAGCTGGGCATGGCTGATCGAGTGGGGACCTTGCAGGAAACCATCGATCGTTTGTTCAATGTGAGTTCGCCACGTCCTGGTGTGGCGAATCATTCTGTCAATGGTCCGCGCGAGATGGAATCCGCTGCGCAAGCACCAGCACTTCGCAGCGATTCATCTAAGGCGGATTTTGAGCACGAGGCGCAGCGCCTGCGTGACTATGTTCAAATTTTCAAGTAAGGAGAAAACCATGCCAAACCTAAAACCCTATTACGATGCCGCGCTGGCCGCGGACGCAGAAGTGAAGCGCATCCTGGCTGAAATGGATGCTGCATTCACCGATGGGACGCCGGAAGGCAAAGAGAAGGCGCTTTCGCTGCGCCCCGCGCTGGACGTGGCACAAACGAAAGCGAAGGAAGCCAATGAGTTGTATGCCAGCATGCGGGATGCATCACTGGTCAATGATTCGATGGCTTCGCTCTTCACTACGCCCCCGGACCTGGCCCGAGATGACCCAAAGGATGGCAGTCCCAAGGTCATGAATCGCAATACTTTCGATGCACTGAAGAACCACGCCAAATGGGATTACATGAACTCAGGCGGCAAGGTCGTTGATGATTTGCCTGGCAGATCATAGTCAGCGATGAAAAATTAATAAGAATTTAAAACGAGGTATTCACAATGTCAAACACACTCACGGGGTTATACCCCACCATTTATGCAGCGCTCAATAAAGTGTCGCGCGAGCATGTCGGATTTATCCCGGCAGTGCGGCGGAACACAGGCGCCGAGCGCGCAGCCATCGGTCAGAACTTTGGATGGCCCGTGGTTGCTGCCCAGAGCGTAGTTGCGCTCACTCCTGCGGTCACGATGGCCACACCGGCTGATTTTGCAGCTACATTGCCCACGGCAACCATTACGGATGCCTATTACTATCCTTTCGCCCTGACCGGAGAGGAGCAAAAAGGATTAAGTAACAGCCAAACATTGGAAGACATCTTGCAGCAACATTTCGAAAATGCCTTTCGCCTGCTCTCCAACAAAATCGAATTAGCTTTGTTCAACGCGATTTATAAGGGTTCGTCACGCGCCTATGGCTCGGCAGGTGTGACACCCTTCGCGACGGCTTCCGACATGAGCGACCTGGCTCAGGTGCGCAAAATCTTGCAAGACAATGGCGCGCCGATGTCGAATTTGCATGCGGTGTTGAACAGTTCCGCGGGTGCAAACCTGCGTGGAAAAATGTCCAACCTGTTCAAGTCCAACGAGGCAGGCTCGAGTGATTTACTCCGCAACGGTTCGCTGACATCCCTGCCACTCGAAGGTTTCAACATGCACGAATCCGGGCAAATCATCCAACACACCAAGGGTACTGGTACTGGTTATCTGGTTGATCTGACCGCCGGTTATGCGGCTGGCAAAACGACGGCCCACATCGACACTGGAACAGGGACCATTTTGGCAGGTGATATCCTGACCAATACGAAGACAGGCCGCGACACAACTAAGTACGTGGTGAATACCGGCTTTGCCGGTGACGGTGATGGCGATATTGTTCTAAGCGATCCTGGGCTTCAGGTGGCGTGGGTCAATAATGACCCGGTGGCAGTTGGAAGCAACTACACCCCGAATATGGTGTTTGACGGCGACGCGGCGTTCCTGGTTGCACGTCCACCGGCCGCACCTGAACGGGATGCTGCACTTGATTCTATGCTGGTGACCGATCAGGTCTCTGGATTAACTTTTGATGTGCGTGAGTATGGGCAGTTCTATCAGCAAGCGTATATCGTGGCGATTGCCTGGGGCACGAAGGTTGTGAAGCCCGCACACATTGCGACGCTGTTGGGATAGAGGTGAACTATGACACACGCGTTAATGGAGAAGCCAGGGGAAGGGAAGATGTACGTCCCTCCCGATAAGGTTCAGGAATATTTGGATGGTGGCTGGACCATCATTCAACCCGCGAAATCTGAACCCGAAACTGAGAAGAGAGGAAACTCGGTGGAAGAAGTTGTAGAAACAATAGCGAAGAAATCCAAGAAATGACGCAAGCTACTCAATTTCTAATGGTCAAGGAAGGCGCAGCCATGAACGTGTTGACAGACGATCTGGCTGCGTATCTAACCGATGGCTGGCAGATCCAGAGTGTGCGCTATAGCGAAGGTGGTGAAGGTCTGGATACCACGTCACAGGTGTTGATGGTCAATGGACCGGATGCGATCCGTGTGCGTCCGGGCGTGGTGGCTACTTATCGCGCACTTGGCTATAGCCCGAGACAGATCATTTATGGCGCCGATGAAATCATTATCGATGCACAAAGTGCCAACCTGGTCTTCCTGGACACGCCGGCATTTGGGAGCGCTGAGATCGGCACGGTGGATGCGGTCACGCTGCCTGTGACGTTCACCACGGAGGTCGCTGCTGCGGACTTTGCGGCGGGTGTTACTATCGAAGTGGATGATGATGCCCAGGAGATCGCCAGCGCGACACGCCAGGCAAATCATCTGGTGGTGTATTACGTCATCCCTGAAGTTGCGTTTGGATCGGTCGTGACCTGGGCATACGATGATGACACTGGCGGGATCGTCAGTGAAAAGGATGGTGTGCCCCTTGATGATGTGAGCGCGCAGGCAGTGACCAACAACGTTCCTGAAGCATAGGATACAGGTATGAGCGACCCGGTATTTGCGCAAACATATTGCAGCCTGGCGGAGATCGACGAGGACTCTGAGTTGTTTGGCTCAGAGCGCGAGGTGAAGATCTTCGAGAAGATCCAGGCGGCCAGCAATTTCCTCGAGAAGGAGATCGGCTGGTTTTTGCCGGTGAGCATGACGCGCAAGTTTAACGGATGTGGCCGGTCGAAACTGTTGATCCCACCTCTCCTGAGCCTGACCAGTGTCATCAACGGTGGTGTGACTTTGGATGCTGCCAATTATTTATTGCTGCCGGATGGCCGGCATTATGCCAATGGTCCCTATTCAGAGCTCTATGCTTATCTCTCCACGTGGTCTTCCTACGAGAATGGCGTGCAGGTGACGGGCAAATGGGGGCTCTATGATTACCTAAAGGCTCTTGGTGCGACTTTGGGAGCTGATCAGGCAGCGGATGCGGTCATCCTGCAGGTGAACAACGGCGCGCTGGCTTCGCCTGGCATGGTAGTGGTGATCGGCGACGAGTCTGAGTTTATAGATAGCACCTATGCAACTCCCAGCGCGGCAGTGACCACGCTGAACGGTGCCCTGGATGCAGTGAGCGATATGGTCACGTTTGCGAATGGCACATTGATCAATATCGGTGAGACGATCCGCGTGGACCTGGAGCAGATGAAGGTGATGGATCGCAATGTGAACATCGGATATGTGCAGCGCGGTTGGAATAAATCCAGAAAGGCAAGCCAT